TCCAGTCGGATGATCGACTCGTCGTTTATGTTCGCCGTGTCCTCACCCACCTCGAAGGAGAACTCAATATCCTGAGCCACGGGAACGTCCCGCTGAAGCTGAGGAGTGTAGGCTTCCCCGACCGACGTGATCTCGGCGCGACTCCCGGTGTGAGAAATACCGGAGGTGTCGCTCCACGACCAAGCGTGATGGTCGGGGGAGATACCGTTCTCGAAGTCAGCGACGACCTGCTCGTTGATGAGTTTGAGGCTCCCCGCATCGAGTCGGGTTCGTGCCGGGGTTTCGTGCGTCAGCGAGAACCCTTCGGAACCGCTGAAGTCGGGAGTCTCATCGTACCCCATCTCGGGGAACACATCGTACCGCTCGCCATCAGAGACGAACAGAAGGTGAGCTGAATCCTTGAACCACGTCGTCCCCTGCGTCAGCTCGTCGGGATTGTCCGACTGAATGAACTTGAAGCCACCAAGCTGAGAGGGAGCCTTCCCCTGAAGCGTCTCAGCGTCAGCCACCTGCCCATCGTTGTCCGGGTCGATCTCGTTCGTGAGGTCAACGAGGTGCTGAACGTCCTCGATGAGATTGTGAACGAGGAAGTTGTCGTAGTGGGTGACGGGCGGGTTGTCCTTCGTGTACCTGTACCCATCAGGGAACTCGGCCCGCTCCTCAGCGACGGCTCCCCATTCCTTGAGTTTAGAAGTGTATGCCATTTATCGAATCAGTCCTCCTTTTTCCCCGCCCTCGCCGGTCGGGTCGCCCTCGGAGTCGAGAGCGTCGTAGCCGCCGCTGTAACCGTTCCAGTTCGTACTTTCGTACTCGTGCTTCGTCTTGTAGCGGAGTGAGCCGTTATACTGCGACTTTACCGTAGTCCCGACCGGAGCAAGCTTCTGAACGACCTCCGAGATTTCCGGCCCCGAGAGGTCGATGTTCTGAACGTCGTCGTAGGGAAGAAGGAAACAGACCGTGCGGTTGTGAACCTCTCCAAAGAGGAACCGCCAATCCTGAAACCACAAGTCCTCGATCTCGCACCCAAGAATGGTGGCTATCGAGCCGAAAGCGTCCTCGATAGTACCCTCGCTCGTGTTGAGCTGATACTCGGCAAGAATCCGCGCCCGATAGTGATCGCGGCTCTCGCCGGAGTACCGCTGGACTTGAACCATCCCTGCGAGTTCTTCGAGGGAGTCCACGTCCATCGCTTCCTGAACGGTCGTCTCATCATCGAGCGTCTGAATGTCGCCGTCGAGGTCAACTACTTGGCGGCCAACCGCATCGAGCAGTTTCCAATTCCCGCTATCGTCGTCGTCAGCGTAGTACGACGGAAGCGAGTTAACCAGTTGCTCAACCTCACCGTGAATCGTCGCCATTCAACTACACCTCGGTCGTCGTGAGCGTAATGTCGGTGCGAGCGTCCGTGTTCGCCTCCTCCATGTTCCCAATGGAGATGTTGTCCGTGGACTCCGGCGGGTCTGTGCGACCAATCTTGAGGCTCGTCACATCGTACACGCCGGGAATATCCCGAATCCGGTACTCGATCTCGCCGTAGAGAACGTCGTCGGTCACACCAAGCTCGCCGTCGCGCTCGAAGCCGTCCGTGGTCTGTCCACCGACGTACTTCACGATGCTGTCCAGAACGTCCTCGTCGCTTTCGTAAGTCGAATTGACCGCCACCTCTGCCTCGATGTAGATGGTCACAGGGTTCGCCCGCGAGAAGTCAACCGGGTGCGTCTGACCGTTCGGAAGTTCAGCCTCCACGCCCGGAACACCGACTCCGTTTACCCCCGCAATCAGGGTCGAATCCATCCCCTTCGTGTCCAAAATCGCTTGAGCAATCGCGGAGTCGTCGCCGCCGGTCACGACCAGCTCACCGGAGTTGGCCGGGAGATTGTAGCCACGACCGTTCTCATCCGGGGTGTCGTTGATGAGGATGCTCACCGAGGTCACGCCTTCGACCTGCTGAACAGCAGTCACCAGCGCCGGGCCAGTCGCGCTCGAACCCTCGGCCAGCTCTCCTTTCGCTCGGTCGCGGAGAAGTTCGTCAGTCTCGCGGTTCTCGCCGCCAGCCGTACTCTCCTCGTTCGTAACTCGCTCGACGCCGGAGAGAGGAACAGGAAGGGCCGTGATCGTATTCGACCCCAAGTTACTCTGAGCGCCGGGTTCCACCGCGATCACCGGAGCGGTGGTAGAAAGTTCACCCTCCGCGATAACCGCGCCCTCGGTCGTCACAAACTCGATTGGGGGTTCGGTTCGTGTCTGAACCTCCGTCCCCGCAGGGATATTGTAGTCCATCTCGGCGGTGTCGCCGCGAGAGAACGTCACATAACCCTCAGCGCGAACTGCGGGTTCTCGGGTGACGCCGATGAGCGCCGTGAGAAGATCGAGAGCCGCACCCTCCGCGTTGTCTATCTGCGTTGATTCAAGAACGAGTCCAATATCGTCCTGAGCTTGAGCGAGACGCCGAGCGATAGGCCGGTAGAAATTGCGAATTACAGCAAGGTCAGACTCCTTAATGTCCTCTGACCAATACTGCTTCGCGTCGGCAACCATCGCATCGAGGATTTCCGCCTCAGTATCGCCGCCAAAAGAGCCGTCTTCGTTAATCGTCATTCACTAATTGTTTCCTCGAAAAATTCGTCCGATTTGTAGTCGATACCGATAACGTAGGCGTGCGGATTGTCCTTGTGCGGGGCCACGCTGATTCCTGAAATCTCGGAGATTCGGTCGTGCTTGCGTGCTACCCTCGATGCTTCGAGCTTGAGCTTCTGCTCGATGGTTGCTTGGTCGAACTCCCCGATAGCGGAGTCCCGCATCAGCTCGGTGAGCATGATCACGACCGACTGCTCGAACTGTTCCCTCCCGCTCACCGTCGCAAGGTCGTTACTTCCGTCAAGAAAAACGGAGAAGTCACTATCAAGGGCTAAATCAAGCATACGAAGGGAGTCCTCTAATACTATTAATGGTAAAGGGTTTATATACGATGTGAGCGGCTGAGCGGCCTATTCCGTGTGCGTGACCGTCCCGTTGCCGCCACTATCCAGCACTACGGCAGTACCCGCTCCGGGGTCGCTCGTACTATCCCCGACTCGTACAATCGGGCGTCCGTTAATCGTTACATCGGGGTTCTGGTCGGGAACGAGATCGTGGCCGTAGTAGTCGTCGCAGTAGCCACCGTCGTCTGTTTCCACGTAGTTGTGAGCGTGAGAGTCGAACCGCATCGAGTCGCCGTGGTCGGTGACAGGAACCCCGTTGATAGTCACGGACGTATCGCCGTCGTTGTCCTGCGTCGAACCGGAGACAGTCGCTTGGCACTCTCCGGGGTGGCCGTCCGCCTCACAGCTCGCGCCGTGGACTACCCACTCCTTGCTCATTCTCCACCAGAGGTGTCGAAGTCAACCGAGGACGACTTGAACTGAAGGTGTCCTCCCGTCTCAATCGTCACGTCCCCGGATGCTTTGATGTTCAACTCACTCGATGCGTTGATATTCACGTCGTAACCATCCGTGTCGGACTGCTTGACGCTGATCTCAGTCCCATCATCGAACGCCATCACCTGCTCATTCTCGGTCACATCGTCCGGTAGAATATCCTCGTTCGTTTCGAGAACACCAAGAATCACCCACAGATTATCCGCTGTCCGGTCAAGGAGGACGCGAGAACCCTCCGTGATAGACTGGATGTGTCCGGGGAATTGGTGCATCATGGGCACTTCTTTGTAAGTTACCCCCGCTCGTGCCACCTGAACGTCAGCGAGAATAATACCGGAGCTGACCGTCGTAGATGTAACTATACCGTGAATCATAATCAGATGATGTCGTTAAGCTGGAAGCCCTTGTTCTCCTTCTTGCGGGCCTCGTAGGTTTCCTCGTCGACGTAATCGCCACTCGTCGGGTCGAAGTAGCGATTGTAGACTTTGATGTTGTCCGGGTGGAGGTGTCCGTCCTCCACAGGAACCACGTTAAGTCGGAGACTCCACTCGCCGTCCTCCCCGAGTTTGTGCTGAACGCCAGTAACCCAGAACCGCTCTAACCGGACGCTCGACTTGCACTCCCCGCTGTTGTTCTCAGGGGGAACAGTAACAATCGAGTCACCGATCTGCACGTCCCGAATGTCCGTCCAGACGCTACCGGAGTGAGATGGAAGAAGCTCAAGATTCCCGCTCCATTGCTTCTTCTGCTCGTTCCTCAACTTCCGGTCGGCCACTTCCTTCAGTCCGTCAGCCGCCGCTTCGAGGTCTTCAGGTTCGATGATACGCCCGAAGTCTATATCGGGACGTTCAGCGACTCCCTCCATACGGAAGTCCAAGATGTTCCGGTCTTGGTTGACGAACTCCCCGATGTTGTTAACGAGACTGTCGTTCGGGTCGTGAACCTGCTTCCCCCGAACGACGACCTTCATAATCGGGTCGCGGGGCGGCGTGATGTTGTAGTCAACAAGCCGCCACACTCGGGGGTCATCAGGAGCCGCGATGTGATCGATGCCGGTAGCGTCCCGACTGCCGACCCAAAACTTCCCGTCCGGGGCCACCCACGTCGTGACGCCGAACTTCTCGTTCATTTCGAGGATAGCTTCCCACGGGGAAATCTGCTCAAAATCGAGCGCGTAGTGCCCGTCGATGATGTTGTGAACGTTCTCGGCTTCGAGATCGCGGATTACGTCTTCTTGGTGGCGAACCGTGTGTTCGTCAGTACGCTCCTGTTCCTCAATCAGCCGCCACGTCTTGCGGTTTTTCAAGTCGATAGGCCCCATTCCGGGCTTCATCCGACTGTTCAGTTGCTCGAACGCGGAATCGGGAACTGAGAAGTCGATACCAGAGAACATCTCGCCGTCGGAGGTGTCCCGCTGGCCGAACACGTAGCGATAAGCGTCTTCGAGGCGGACGTTCTGCCGCTGGTAGTCAACAACGCCCCGGTAGAGGTACTTCTGACAGTCGTGTAGCTCGATGTGGACGTTGTTGCTCCCGAAGTGAATTGCGTCGGGAAGGTAGAGCATCCGGTGAACCGGCAACCCGCCGAGCTTGACAACAACCGGGCGGGGGCGGTGAAGTGCGCCATCCTCATCGTGGACAGGCGACTCGATGTGTTCAGCCACACCTTTCGAGAACTTGGCGCGAGCAAAATCGAACTTATTGCGATTCCGCTGGAAATCCATCGTCAGCGGGCGAATTTCCACAATCGGATTATCGAGATCGTTGTCCGTCCCGATAAACGCGAACGTAATATCAGCGTCTTCGCAATTCATTGATCGAGAATACTGCTCACCACGTCGTTCTCCGTGTCGTTGCCAAACTCGTCGAGGCCAGTAGAGACGAAATCAAGAGTGTATTTGAACATCCATTGCTTCGCAACGGGATTCCAGCCCTCGATCTCGCCAACGTCGCCGCCTTTGATGTAGCACTCCATCCCCCCGTTCGGGGAAACCGGAGTGAACATATCCACGACCCCCTCGTGTTCCGCGAGTGCCTGAACGACGCGGAGGTTTTCCTCAAGAATAACGCCGGTCGCGTGGAACTCAGAGTTCTTCTGATTCTTCAAAGAAACGTCCTCACCACGGCATTGCTGACCCTCGCGGCGTAGCTCCTTGTCGAACTTCTGGTTGAACCTATCCGGGTAGAACATCGGAGCGAACTCGAATAGAGCCGGACGAGACACCTCACCGGCTTCCTCGTCGTCTTCTACTTCAGGTTCGCCCAACGCGACCACACGGAACGTGATCGTGTCGTTCGGCCCCTCAGAGATAGGGTCTTCATCGAAGTTATATTCAGAACTACTCATTTAGGTTCCCTCTCCATCGTTGAGATTCAGCGACCGCGTGGAGTCGGTCTGGTTGTTCAGCGATGCAATGTCCCACATCTTCTCCTCAGTCGGCCCGTCAACCGAACCGTCAACGTTGAAGTTGTAGGTGTCTCCCTCGTTGATGACCGTATTTCCGTAGCCGCTGTCCGTGTAGCCGGAGTAACCGCTACCACCGGATGGCGGGCCTTTCGGCTTCAGAGCCTTGTACGCAAGTAGGCCCCCGCCAACCAGCAGAGCGCCAATCCCCGTCGCAACCAGAGCCGCCTGAAGCGCGGTGAGGGACATGATAGTAGCCCACACCTTAGCCTGAACAGCACTCAGCGCGGTGAGCGCCGACCCCGCGAAGGAAGCCATAGCGCCCGACCCCGTGATGCTCATAATCAGCAGAGCAATTCGGAGCTTCGCCATCACAGCGATAGTCTTCACCAACAAGCCGACGAACACGCCGACGACCACCAGCACGGAGATAATCGCCCTCGCAAGGCGACTCTCGAATGTCTGAGTCAGCCACAGGACGAAGCCGATGAGCGGACTGAAGACGATGATGAGCTGAGAGAAGACCTTGGAGAGATTGTAGATGATCTCCACAACGTCAGCGATAACCTGTCCGAGCCGAATCAGAGTCTCCTGATTCAGGTAGGCTTCTCGGACAAGCCACGAGAAGAAGTCGAGGATATTCGAGCCGATAATGTCCCCGAACCGCATGGCGAGCTGAGCAATCATCCCATCCATCTCGCGCATTCGGCTGATGAACTCCGCAATGAACTCAATCGTCCCACCAGTAGCGTCGAACAGCGCGTACTGGAAGCTGGTTCCCTGAAGCTGTTTCAGCTCATCATTGACGAGCGAGAGCTTCTGCGGGAGAATGTCGAACCAAGCGTCCTGAATCGGAGCGAAGGTCTGCATCGAGGGTTGGAACGTCTCGAACAGGTCTTCCTTGAGATCGGAGAGCTGTTTCTGAGCATTCCGCCACGACTCGGCCATGTCGTCGCCGTGGCCGACCAAGCCGAGGCCTATGAACGCCGCACCAGCGGCGGCCATCGAGAGCATTGCCGCACCGACACCAACCGCCTGAACACCGAACGTAATCAGGGCCGGGAGTGCGAGCGCAATCAGTTGCCACCACTTCGCCATCGAGGGAATCGCGCTACGGATAACCCCGCGAAGGTTCGTAACACGCCCACTCAGGCGCTTCGTAGCCTTCCCGAGCCGACCGAACCGAAGCTGACCGGGGGAGACGCCCTTCCCTTCGAGCATCGTCGGGATACCCATATCTCGGTCGGATGTGTAGCCGCCCCAATTCGACCGCTTCGTGAGGAATCCAGAAATGAGTCCGTCACCAATCGAGTCGGTCAGGGCTTCTTTCAGCCCC